TTTAGAATTCTATGACTACTACAAATATAGAGGAAAATATGAGATTTTATTTCATTCTTACAAGATGATCGTTCAATGTTTTCGGATTACATTTCAACTTTCGACAAATAGCTGCCTTGGAATAACCATATTCGAGCATGGTTCGAATAAGATTTTCTTTACCTGTCAATTTGTACTTTGAATTATGACCGCCAACGTGCCTTCCAAGTTTCTGTCCGGCAGCCTTCCTTCGTGCAAGTCCTTCCTTGGTTCTCTGACTTATCAAGTCACGTTCTATTTGAGCAGACAGACCAAAAGCAAAGGCAAGTATCTGAGATTGGATATTATTGCCCAGCTCATACTTTTCTTTAACCGTTAGAACTGTGATTTTCTTTTGCATAAGTGTATTGAGGATTGACATAACTTCCATCAAACGGCGACCAAGCCTACTTATTTCAGAAGCTATAAGCGTATCACCTTTTTTCAGTTTCTTAATAAGTGGACCCAATTTTCGTTTTTGGACGGACTTGGTTCCGGATACCGTTTCCGATATCCACTTATCAATACTTAATTCTCTGATACGAGCAAACTTCTCGATTTCGAAGCGTTGGTTCTCAACAGTTTGTTTGTCTGTTGATACTCTAATGTATGCGTAAATCATTTTTTACGCAAAGATATGCAACTCAACGGCATGGCAGAAAATAACACATTCTGATAAGGTGCCTATCCAAAGTAACCGGATTGCATTGTAGCCTTCTGCAGATGGCAGCCTTTGAATAGCCGTATTCAAACATCTTTTTTATTAACCGCTCCTTTCCAGTCAATTTATAATGGGAATTCTGAACACCAGGTTTTCGTCCAAGCTTCATCCCCATGGCTACCCGCCTGGCAAGTCCGGCTTTGGTTCTCCTTGATATATCTTCTCGCTCCCTTTGAGCAAATAAGACCTTTAAAAACGTATCTTGCACAGAATCTGAATCATCTTTAATAAGCTTGTCATCACGGATTTCCACAATATTGGCTTTGGCAATCAGACAATGAGATATGATAGCTATAACCATATACGCACAGCGTCCAAGCCTTGAAAGTTCCGTAACATATATGGTATCGCCTTTGTCTATCGTATTCAGTATCTTGCCTAATTTCCGTACATTGGGATGCCTGGCACCAGACACACTCTCTTCAATCCACTTATCTATAATGAGCCCCTTGCGCTTGCAGTATTCAGTTATCTCGTACCGTTGGTTTTCAACGGTCTGTTTCTCACTGCTCACTCTGATGTAACCGTAATTCATAGGATTCTGTTTTTCTCCTTTAAAAGTAAGAATTTATATGCAATTAATAAAGCATCGAACATAAAGTTTTCATAATCCGGAGGATTCGCCCCTTAAATGTAAGAATATGGCAGAACAAGATATTAGAGAAAATACGATGAGTGGTGGAACTCCGGCACGGCTGCGTGGACTGGCGGCAAACGGCAACAGTATATCACCGACAATTCAAGAGGTGGCAGAAACTTTCGGTAAAGGATATGCTGCAGATTTGAATAACGAAACAGATTATGGAATTTCTGGCATGTTTAACGCTGATACTATTAATCATCCACCCATTTCATCAGATATTATTTTTGGCATATACTCAAATCATAGAGCAAAATATATAACAGGAGGAGTGTTTTTGTATCAAATAGCTGTCCCAGAAAATATGATAGGAATGTATGTAAGACGATGCTGGAATGGGAATTGGAGCGAATGGAAGTCAGTAACTCTTACTTAAAACTGTGGAATTATTCCACAATACCGTGGAGCACTCCACAATATTCCACAGTATTGTTAAAAGAGGATTTTGCCTTATATTAATGAAAATGAATGCAATATTGTTGCGCAATCATTCTGGTATCAATTTTGTACTATGGTTTATGTCTTAAAAGTTATCAGTAACTTGTAGTTGTTATGGTTAGGCAATAGGTATTAGTTGCATTAAGGTTTAAAGACATTTTGTTCATATTGATTTTCATTCGGAAACTCTCTTTGTTTGGCATTGCATCCCGGTCTGTGAAGTATCGGGATGTTTTTACTTAGATGGTTGCTGTTTCCGACTAAATACTGTAACTTTGTATAGTTAGCCGATATACTACTTAACTAATACTATTTTATTCTTTGGAATAATGAAAGTATTCTCGGTCTGTGAAGATCGGATGCTTTTGGTGGGTAATGCCGCCAATTATTCCAGTTAAGTGTTTAGGTTTTATGCAGTCTACCCCATGAATGGACTGCATTGACAAGAAGTATTCTGCCCGTTCTGACCGAGATGGCCGGAACGGGCATAACCAGAATGAAAATCCACATGGCTTGCAGAACCACTATCATAAGGTACCAATCCTTTTTAAAACTATGTATGTTTCAGTGCTTCTGTTGTTTTTGATAAAAAAGCTACCATTTGTCGTTTTTCGACCGAAAGCAACACCTTTAGTCCCATCTGTATAATCACAGTAAAAATTTGAACCTGCATCTGACACAAAACCTTTTGAATAGGAACCAAAAGCAAATATAGCAGTTGCTGCATTGTTGGGGGATGCAAGCAAATACATACCGTACCCCAAGTCGCCAAGGTCTTTTTCCTCTTTTGCCGCCAATGTAAAGCTATAGGTATATATTCCCATTGCGTTCATTACCTCTTCCAATGTTGGTGATATACTGTTGCCGTTTTTATCCAGTCCACGTAATCTTGTAGGTGTTCCACCACTCATCGCATTCTCTCTAATATCTTGCTTATCTGCCATATTCTTACATTTAAGGGGCATAATTTCCGGATGGAAATATTACCCGATTTAACATTTTAATAATTAACTCGTTTTGTAAATTATAAATCAAATTTTTCCGTAATATCTGAAGAACTCAAAAGGAGTTCTCACATCAAGATAACCGTCTACCTCTTCGTTGGCTTCCGCTTCCATTTCAAACGCGGAATTTCCGTAAGCCTTATCACCTACATTTATCCAACACCGGTTACGGCATAAGTGATACATGTAGGATATTGCGTACTCCACACCATACTGGAGGTAGAACCACAACGGGCATAGCAGATATACCCATAAGTTGAATCCGGTAAACAGCATGATTACCGTCAGCAGCACAGCGGATGCAATCATGCATTCCTCCCATTGGCGCACATGAATCGCCTCATGGTTAAGTGTACTCTGCTTCATCTCCTCCTTGCTTTTCTTGGTGAAGACGAAACATCCCAATGTGATGGTGTTGTAACCCTGCCACAGCAGCCATTTCGCTAACTTGCTTTCATAAAAAACTTTCATACATCTTTCCATTTATATTAGTTTGTTAATTAACCGGGTTTTCGTAATCATGGTCACCCAAATCAGCATACCAATACGAAATGCCATTTTTATTGGTTGAAATCCAGACTCCTCCCAATGATATGAATTCATAAACACCAGGCTCTGTGATATGAGCTTTATTGCAATAATGGTATTGACCGTCAACCAACTCCATATCATTAAATCCGTCCGATGTCACAACTGACACATAGCCATATGTGCTCCCTGAAGAATTATTATATATGATCAAGGATATTTTCATACCCACACATTGGGCAGAGCTGGGAAGCATGTATTCACTTTGGCCTATTCTACTGGGACGCCCATTGCCAAAATCCGAACCAAAATTGGGGTTCAGGTAAAAGTAGCCTTCATTGGAACTAAACCCATGTATCTTTATGAATGCCGCTGTCGCTGTAATTTTTCCTTGAACATTGACTTCTCCAGTCTCACCATCAATGTTACAAGTGACATTTCCATTCTTATCCCTTGCCAATACGTTCTGTACCACCAAATCATCCACAAGGATTTCATCGGCACGTATCTTTCTTATTAAAGCCATATCCATAGCTACAAACATAAACTGCTGTGCCGCCTCCCAATTAGCATCACCGTCTATCGAGGTAGGTGCGACAGTGACCGACGTACCGTAAGCCCGTACCCGAAACGGAATGGTTCGATTGTTGAATGTGGCCAGTACGATGTCATGGTAATCTTCATTCCAGACATATGTGTTGCCTTTGGCGAAAAAACCTCTCGGACGCGGCTCGCTGGCGTCTCGTCCGCTTGCTCCGTCATAGCTGACACCCACTGATATCTCCGCAATGAAACTGTCATTCCATGCCGAAGCGTCAGCCTGGCTCTGGTAACAGCGGACTGAAAACGTTGAATACCCTGCAGAAGCGTTGACCGTAATCTCGGAAGCCCTCGAAGGCCCTGCGATGGCGCTCCATATCCCGTTGCTGTACCCCCGTGCGGTCAGATATCCGTCCGGATAAGTCAATGTGGCGCTACCAAGCGTCCGCTTGGCATAGACCCGAAAAGCTGAAGGCACCAAAGACCCGGCACTGCTCACCCGTATATTGCTGCATGTACTGATGAGATAGACCATGCCGCCGTCTGATGTCAGTTGTTCCCATTCGTCGGTGTTCACTTCTTCGGTAATAATATAACCGTAGGACTTGCCGCCGTTCTGGGTCTGAGTGATTCGCCTCCCGTCATGAGTTGTCTGAGTCCATAGAGGTGGATTCGACGTCTCAACCTTTGAGAGCCAGGAGCGACTCCCCATCGTACAGATGGTGAGCTTTTTATATGGAGTATTAGCGGTTCTCCACTCACCGCCAGCCTTGACTGATTCGCCGTCACCGCCCGGTTTTCCAGGATTACCGTCGGTACCGTCCACAACCATAGGAATAGTTTCCCGGTCCACGACCTGCCCACCCACGTAGAACACGAACTGCAGCTGCGTCGTGAAGTTCTTCGGGGAAATGGCCGTGCCGTTCTGTATTTCGACCTCCGAACCACCGTCCTTACTGTATTTCAGCACACCATCCGTCGTAACAGCTGTACTGCCACCGACCGACTTGGTACGTGTACATGACACCCCGGCTACACTATAAGTGCCGTCCTTCCGCTTGCTTACCGATGAGACGGAAGGCACCAGCCTATAAAGTATCGCATCACTGCCCGGATTACCGGCACGCACCCCGGTAATGGTGAACACCAGCTCACGGCTTATATCCGTATCCTGTACTGTAGCCGTAACGGTTATCCTGACCTCTGAACGTGCAGGCATCGAAATGCCGGAAGCCACGGTAAACGCTATCACACCCGTATTGACATTGTAGCTCTCCGTGACACCTGCCGGGGTCACGCATGAGATGGACTTGAGCTGTAGTTTTTGCGTGCCATACCACATGCCGACGGTCGTTTTGAGCACGGACTGCGCAACGGTTTTCCCCTCATATGTCAAGGCAATGCTTTCCATCTCATTGTCGAAATCGGCTACAATGGCCGACTCGCCGTCAAAGCCCCATTTGGCCCAGATGGCTGCCGGTGAAAACGCACTCCATACACCGTCCTTCTTCGTGCGGCAACAAGCCCACTCGTATGGCAGGCTCTCGCTCACCCCAATCGGATCATCATGCCAGCCGGACGGCACATAGTCATCTACCTGCGAGGTGGCTGGTGTAGGAGGCGTCACATTCTCTGTCGTATGCTTGAATATCCACTCATAGCCTTTTCCATCCTTACCATCCTGGCCGTTCTCCACCAGCAGCTCATACTCAGCGGTATTAAGGTCCCCGGTAATGGTATAACCGTAGGACTTGCCGCCGTTCTGCGTCTGCAGGATGCGGCGCCCCTCATTGGTCGTCTGAGTCCACATCGGAGGATTGTCGGTACCATCAGGAGCGATGCAGAGGAACACACGTCCGGCCATCTTGGTAATACCCATGTAAGGTATATGCTTTCCGGTCTGCCAGTTACCGCAATTGGTAATGCTTGTACCGTCTGCACCCTTGCTGCCAGTCACACAGATGGCGTTCGTTGTAGTGGTAGTGCCATCAGTAAAGACTATCCTTGTCCGGGTCCAGATATACCATCCGTTTTTCCATGCCGGAGAGGTAGTCTGCCACTTGCCTCCGGTTGTGGTGGCCGATGAAGAGGATAGGTAGTATTCTTCGGTAATGGACTTGATGCCCTTGCCGTCAGCTCCCTGCCCACCACTGATACAAGCCGCTTGGGTGTACTTGACTTCGTCATCAGAATAGACAATCTTCGTCCGCGACCAGATATACTTGCCGGCTTCCCATTCTGGGGAGGTAGTCTGCCAACCGTCCACCGGGGCAATGACATTCGACACCGATATCGCGTATTCCACATCGGTAGACTTGATACCCTTGCCGCTTTCTCCCTTGGCCGCATATTTCAGCCAATCGGCATTGCCGTCTGCCGGTTCTGTAGACGTGCCTTTCTCGTTCACACATATCCAGGAGCTGCCGTCATGCGTCACCTCATCGTAATAGGCATACTTCTCACCCTTCTTCCACGTCCCCTTGAACAATGGCACCCGGAAAGCCTCGCCGGTGATGTCATCCACCTGGAATATCTTGCCGGACATGATGACGTGGCGAAAAACAGCCGAATAGTTGTCGGCAGGAATGCCATGTACGGTACGGCCTTTCTTCTTACCAATCCACGACATCTCTTGTGCCGGTTCCGGGTCCCATGTATTGGCGTGGTCAAAAAAAGTAATGCAGTTGTTGCCGTTAACCGTATCAATCAGGATGTACGTCTGCCTATCCTCATCCGTGAAGTTACCCGTCTGGGCAAGTACCATAGATTCCCCAGGCTTCCAGTCAGTACCTGGCTTCGGCGTCATGACGAATGTCTTGGCTGTATAGTCTGCGGAAGTCACCCGGAATTTCATCTCCTCGAAACCCTGCAACTTGTCTTCGGCGTTCTTGGTGACGAAGTAAGTAGTAAGTATGTCATCGACAAACTGGCTCAGCCCGTCGGCATCGGTCAGGTCAGGAGTTATGGTGTAGCTACCGTCACCGTTGTCCGTCCATTCCTTGACCGTGCATCCACCTCCGGGAGAGGCACACATACGTCCCTTGAAATAGGTCACACGGTTATAGGCAATCTCCGGAACAAACACACGTTTCCTGAATATGCCTTCCTCCATCTCCATCTTTCCGTCCTTGTCGATGTAACCTCCGGAAATGCCGGTGAGGAACTCGCCGAACTTGACAGCCTTGGCCGCATGGAGAATGTCATCTACTGTCAAACTGCCGCCAACCTCCAGGGAATACTCTGTACGGTCATTCCCGGTCTTGCTGAGAGCTTTTTGCGCAATCTCTTTCAGTACCCTCAGAGCGGACATGACCATATAGTCGGTAGCAGGCCGCCCGTCCCAGCTTTTCAGAATATCAAGTGACAGCTGTTCCCGCTGCTTGTCCAGTATATATTTCAAGTCCGTCAGACTTGAATCCACCCGCGACTTCCAGCCTTTTCCCACCTGGTCGGTGCATTCTATTGTTGCAATGGAGAGATTGTCCAGTTTGCGCACGACTTTCGTCATCCGCGTGTCCCTGGTCCCGCCCGACGCTGAAAAATACTTGTCGCTCAGCAACCGCACACGCTGTCCCGGCAATAACGGTATCCGGTTCCGGTCTATATAAATATAGTCAGTGTCACCGCCATACTTGGACACGTCCTCACTGTATCTGGCCAGATAGTCATCCACGGCAGCCTTGTAGTCGAGCTCAGCCTGCGTCTCGTATTCCACCGGCATACGGAAGTTCCAGGCAATATATTCATTCCCGACAGCCGGTATCAGACTGCCACCCGGTATTTGCGTCTTGTCATCAGGATAGGTGTTGATGATTTCCCATTCCCCCGTTTTTGAGTCATAGTTTGCCTCGAAGTCACGACCGGCAAGGTTCCCTGTCTGGAACGACACATGCTTCACCAGGCCGGCTATCTCATTCCCGTTCGGATCAAACTGCATACCGCTGTCCTTGAAATAATAGACAGTGAACTTGTTCCCGTCATCCCCGGCCTTCTCTTCACTGCGCACAGCCGTCACAGTGCCCGTATAATGGGGGAATATTCCGGCAAAGGCATCCTCCTCCACGTGTTCATACAGACCGTAGTTCGTGTTACGGTCCACATATTTGGACCGGTCAGGAAGCTGGAGACGGGAGAAGCCGTAACGGGAGGGGTCGATGTTCTTTGTCGAGCCCAGGGGAATCAGACGCGTAAAGAACTTTACACTGTCACTGTTCTCCGACTGTGCCAATGAGGTAAGCCCCCGCATATAGCCCAGTTCTACCGGCTCCCCATGCTCGCAGCGCGAAAGGTTGAAGGTGAAGCCGTCCGTCCACCATTCCGTACCGAACGCTTCGGCAATCATTGTGGCGGCATCCCAGCAGGTGACATTATTGTATTCGATGGTCCGGTTGTCTGCCACCACCACGTCGCCGATGCTCCAGACCTCACGCCCGTAAATGCGGTTCATGTTCTCCACCCACTTCTGCAGGTGCTCCCGGGGACCGCCGTCAAGACTGAACTGGGGGTTATAAGCCCCATCGGTCAGATGCAGGTACTTCACTTGCTCCGCGTCATGTATGGGGGCATAGAACTTCACCGAATAACTGTAGGTCTGTGTATCCTTCTGCCTGGGCTTGTACTCCTTCTTTATACTGAACTTCACTCCCTCCAGCAGCACATAGTCCTCCACGTCCAGCATCACGTAGGACGGGTGGGTAAAGGAGACCGACACAGAGTATTCCTTCATCAGTTCCTGGTTCCAGGTGGAGGAGGAAGATGTGGAAACCGTCAGTTTCAACTCTCCGGACCGGTTATAGATTTTGAGTTCCATTCAAACAGCTTTTAATCGTTATTTAAAGAGTTCCGGGTTTCGGTTCCCGAAACTTCATTTTCCATCTCTCTACGACCATCCCGCCGGATACATCCGTCACGGTGTCGAAGTCGGAAGAAGACTTGTAGTAGAACTTATAGGCGGATGTCCTGCCCTTTACCTGAAGGTTCACCCATCCGGAATACATGACCTTCATCAATGCCGCACGGCGGGTCTCGCATTCCTCCGGAGAAGAGGCGTATATGGCGAAGTACAACGTCACGTCCCTGGCCTTACAACACGGAGACGGCAATACCTCCGGCAGCTCCTCACCGTTACGCTCCCGAAAATCCACAGAGGTGTATGCCTTCATTTCAAGCGGTTTCAGCAATTCACTGAAATTGAAGTTGTCCTCCCGTCTGTCCTCACAGAGGAAAGCGGAATATTCCGTCCAGGCATCCTTGCCGTTGACGGTCATGTATCCGGTCAAATCTTTCATACTTCTATATCGTTTTCCATCCGTCCCGGTCCTTGCTTGCCAGGAGGTCGAATATGTCTTGTAATACTTTGCAGTAAGAAGTATTCTCTGCTATCTGCAGGAATATGTCATGGTCTGCCGAACGCCCCTGCTTCAGCTCTTCCAGCAACTTGTGTATGCCGCCGGCATGGTCCTGCAGGGAGGTGAACAGACCTTCCAGCTTGGTGCCCTGCTCCTGAGTCAAGGCAGTAAAAGCCCCGCTGCGTCCGGACTGGGAACTTGAACTGCCGGAAGAGCCTTCCCAACCGAAATCCTCCATTATCTGTTCCCGCTGCGCCAGCATCTCATCAATCATCTTCTGATAGTCTCCACGCAGTTTCTCCGCTTCCATGGAAGAGAGCCCGTCCTTGTCGGCCATGTCAGCCCATGAGTCATACAGCTTCTGTATCTTGTCCTTGTACCGGGTGGCCACCAGTGCGGAGAAAATGGCATTCTGAAGGTACTTCTCAAAGCTGCCGGCAAAATCCTCCGAAGTGGCGTCCATATCGGACAGCATGGAAACGAAGCCGTTGTAGAAACTGTCGAAGTCCGTCTTCGTCAGTGCCTCCTTACGGGCATCCTGCACCTCCTGCCAGGCTTCCTCGCTCTCGATAATCTGCTCGAGGTAGTTCCGTGTGTCCTCGTGCAGCTCGCTCCAGAATCCGCTTGCTTCATCACGGAGTCTCACCAACTGCTCATACGGGAGGTCGAAGAGTCCCGTCATGCGGCCGTCCCCTATGCCGTATTTATCGAAGTCACCGCCCAGCACCTTCCTGGCTTGCTCCCAGGCAGACCGGGAAATATCCTTGCGTTGGTCGGTACCGTGCGAGGCGCTTGACCCCACGCCCAGGAACCCCTTGCTCGCACCCGCATTCAGATAGGCCTTGCCCATCTCGCGGGCATAGTCCTGCTGTTTCTTCAGCAGCTCGCGGGCACGCTCATAAGAGTTGTCCGCATTGGCGAAGTCGTCCGCCTCCATGGAGGAGACAAGCTCCTTCTGCTTGGAAATGACCCTGTCGAGCACTTCCATATAGCTCTCGTATTTCTCCTTGGCCTGCAGGTAGCGCCTTTCCGAGCGCTCACCTCCCCAGTCCGCACCGAACAGACTGCCCACGCTCTTGACGGCACCGCCAACGGTATTCACCACACCGCTTATCATACCGCCGACATCCATGCTGAGAAGGGACCGGGCAAACCCGCTGATACCTTCGCTCATGGTGTTGAAACCTTCCACCACGCCTTTCACATTCTCGTCAACAGTGACGCCGAAGCCTTCCAGTGTGGAGATGATGGTACCGGCAGCCTGACCGTAGGATGACATCCTGCCCGCCACACCCTGCAGCGATTGCGCCAATGCCGCCTGCTTTTTCAGACGGTTGTTCTGGGCGGCTGCAAGGTTCCTTTCAGCCTGCTCCTGGGTCAACAGTCCGGCTACAAGTCTGCCGGTCTCGTCCCTATACTTACCCGTAACCACTTCACCTCCTGCCATTACGGTGTTCAGGTCTTCCTGGGCGCTCTCCACTGCCGCCTGGGATTCGCCGTACTCTGCCAGCGAGCGTTTCAATTCCCGGAAAGGCTTGCGGTCGGCAATCTTCAGGTCTATATCCGTAAGGGCGTTCTGCAGCTCTTTCAGGTCGGAAGGGCGCAGCTCTTTGGCAGCGCCATTAATATATTCTTTCAGTTTGTCACGAAGGGCGGAAAGTGTTTCCGTACTCTGTTCGTCCAGATTGCCGAATACGTCAGCCAGGTTGACGGTCTTCTTGAACTCCCCGAAGTCCAGTTCTTTCAGGTCGTTCTCTCGCTTTTTTTTCAGTAATTCCTTCTCGCCTTCGGTTTCCGCACGGGCTATCTTCAGCGAATAATCCTGTGTAATGGCAAGGCGCTTGTCCTGGTAAGTACCATATTCTTTATTATAGTCAATCCATGCCTGGCGGTTCTTGTCGCGCCATTCTTTTTCTATATTATAGGTATTTTGTAGATATTGTACCTGTGCAAGGGCGCGTTGTGCCGTCGCGCCGTCCTTCACCTGCCTCTCCTCTTCGGGAGTCACCTTCCTGCCCGCCTTCCTTGATTTCTCCAATTTGGCAAGGGTATCGCGTTCTTCCTTGTCGATGGCGGCAAGAGTGTCATTATACTCCTTTTCGGCAAGCGCCTTGCGTTTTTCCCGTCCCTCCACCATCACGGCGATGCGGGCGGCCTCCACTTTCTGCTGGGCACGGATGCGGGCGTCGGCAAGTTCGTTCTGATAGTCGGTTTCTGTTTTACCTCCTTTTACCGGTGTCTTTACTTTTATTTTGTCCTTTATATTTGCTGCCTTCAATTCCTTCCGGGCCTCATTTTCCGCTTCAATGCCGAGTCGGAAGAATGCATCGGCAGTCTCGTCGATGGCTTTCTTCTGTTTCTCCAGATGTTCCACTCCGTACCGTTTGAGGTCTTCACCGGTTTCATTTACCAGCCCTCTTGACTGGACGGTATTCAAAGTGCCGGCTGTCCTTTCAAGCGTGCTGACCGGACGCTTCTTCTCTTTTTCTATCTCCAACTGTAGCCTGAGGGACTCTTCGTATTTCTCGGCAGCCATCTTCTGGGCTGCCGCACCTTTGGCGCGGAGCTGCATGGATTTGATGAAAGCTTCCGTATTGTCGACCAGCAGATTCTCCGCGTCGGCGACGTTTGCAACAGACACATTCAGCCTGTCGAATTCCTCCTTGTTCTCAGTTATGAATTTCTTTTTTGCGGAAAGGTCATTTCCCAGGGAAGCCCACTTCTCCTGCAAGGTTTTGAGCGATACGAGATTCTTGCCGATACCCGTATCGGATTCCTGCATCGCCTTGTTCAACTCTTTCTGTGCTTCTGCCAGACCGGCAACTGACTTTTTTCCGGAAAAGAGTGTAGAGAAGAAATTCCCGATTTCCTTGCCGAATACGACAGTCAGCGTGATGGCGGTAGCCATTAAAGTCTGCCACGAGAAAAGGGACGAGAGCACCTGCTTCCATACCGGTGTCGCCTTCTGGCCTGCCGCCGTCAGTCTCTCGTACTCCTTTCTGGCATTGCCCACCGCGTCCGTAAACATCGGGATGTTGTTGGATATTGCCAGGAAGAACATCTGCGGTCCCATGGCCAGTGACGGAAGCTCGCGGGCTATCTGCGCCATGCTCATCTTCACGCTGTTCAGTTTCGGTGCGGGGTCATTGCCTATGACGGGTGTCTCGCCCGCCCGTCTTTTGGCAGCCTCGTATTCCTTAAGCTGTTCCTTCAACCCGCCGATGGCACCCTTCAGCACCTGGATGTCAGCCATCTCCCTCTCACCGGCAAGCCCTTGTTTCTGGAGATTCTTATACTCCTTCTCCAGATCTTTCAGTTCCAGTTTCAGATGCCCGATCATCCGCCTGGTGAAAGCCTCCATGTTGGCCACGTTGCCTTCCACCGACCTCATGCCCGCCAGCGTCTTGTCATCCAGGAATATTTCAAGTTTAATGGGATTCATCAGCGTTTTCCTCCTCGTCAAGCAATTGTTGTAAATAGTCTGCCGGAGATATGTCCGGCTGCCCGTTGCGGCTTCTCCTCTCGGCAACCATCTCCTGCGTGGTCTTCTTCCTTCCCGGCACATGGCGGGGGAAGTCCTGCCACATCAGCATCAGCATCGGGTAGTTCACACCGCGCATGATGTAGTCCACACTCCAGCCCGTGTCACGGGCTATCTGTCCCACGAGACCGAACGGGCTATGGGCGGGCTCCGTGTACCCCTTTAACTCCCGTTCTGTTTTCTTTGGCTCAGATTGGGCGCTGTCAGGCTCATCACCTCTGCCAATCTGATAGTACTCCCGAAAGGGACCGTGCTCATCGTGCTCAGGGCGATCATCCATGCCTCCTCCAGGGCGGCGGGGTGCATGCAGTTGCGCAGCATCCATGCCACCGGACGGTTCAGAAGCCTGCCCGACACCCTGCCGCGGACGATGGCATATGCCACCATGCGGCTCACTGTTTTGGTATGCTTCACCATAAACTCCAGCTTCTGTTCAAAAGTGTAGGCCCTGAGTTCCTCGTGTGTCACACCCAGTTTCAGATACATCCGTGCCATGCGGCAGCGGCTTTCCAGGGTTGGTATCCGCATCACCCAGCGGATGTGTCTCCCTCCGGGAAGCCGCAGCGGAAGGGAGATGCCGGCATCCGACATGACCCTCTCCGCAAGGGATTCCATTTCAAAGTTCGGTTTCATGGGCAGCCCCCCATTAGCCTGCAGCCTCGGTACCCGTATCCGGGTCGATGCCCTTGGCGAAGAGCTTCATGCGCTTGCCCTCGGCATCCTTCAGCAGCTCGATGTTCAGGGAAAGCCCCAGCACGTTGGAGGAGTTGATGCCGTTAGCAAAGTCACTGCCGGTCACCTTGGCATTGTAGAAGCGCAGGGTCTCGCCGCTGTCGGCAACCACGTCCATCACGCCCGTGGCTTCCCAGTTCTCGGGGGGCTCCCAGTTGTTCTTGGCGTCCTTCGTGCCGCCGATGGTGTTCACCAGGCTCTCGGCGTTCAACTCTATCAGGGTGCAGGTGAATGCCTTCTTGCCGGGATTGGTGGTGAGTGTCATTACCGGGCCGTCCTTCACCTGCGCGGCGTAGATGTCCGTGGTACTCGGGGCGCTCCCGGCAGGCTGCAGGCCTTCCTCGCTGATAAGGCCGATTTCCTTCTCCTTGAATTTGAGGTGCGCCAGTCCGTAAATTAATCCGTCCATAAATTCTTTTGTTTTTTAAGTTCTGTTCAATCGCCGTTTAATCAGTATCAGAAGAAGGACGGCAACGGCCAGCCGACCTGTCCATATTTGAAACCACTGCCAGCCGGTGGGTTCCCTTATCACCTCAGGAGGCAGGGTCTCTACCGCTGAGGATGTCTCGTTGCGGATACGTGTCAGTTCTTCCGTCAGCATTATTACCTGGCGTGCCAGACTGTCGCAGGTGGCAGTCACCTCCAGGCTGTCTTCCGATATGCGGTTGACATTCACTGTTGCCTGCCCACTACGCTTACTGAAGCCCGTCCCCACAGGTATCGAGGTCAATATCTTCGTCGGAAATGCCGTCCTCGCCACACTGGGAGGAACGGGCTGCTGAAGGAGAGCGAACCCGCTTCTGCCTTGCAGGCTGTCGGTAACGAGGCTGTTCCGTGTCAATCGTCCCGGACTTCTGCAGCTCGTTACGGATAGGGCAATTGTTCCAGTGACGACAAGCAGTAGCGCGAGCCACCGTGCGGTCCAGTCGGGCGATGGCCCGGTAAAGTTTTCTGTTCTCATTGATGGAACTCATTAAGTCCGAACGGAGATTCTGAATGTTGTCCATATAAGCAGCATCCACGTCTCCGCTGTTGCGGGCCTTTGAAAGGCGGCGGTTGAAGAACCAGCCCAAAGCGGTTCCGATTGCCGCACCCAGTCCCGCGGGAAAGAGGCTGCCTAATATCTGCATCAAAGTATCCATCCGTTTTTGTTTTTTTAATTTCTTGATTGATTAGAGCAGGCTCCAGCCGGCTTCCACGTCCGCCATCACTGCCGGAACACCGTTTTCAACCTGCGACATCGCAGCCGCAAAGGCACACATCGTACCCCGGTCGTCCACATCGGGCACATGGCTTGCCGGCACCTGCATCTCCCTGCACACACGGCTGATGTAGCCGTTCGTGTTGTTCTCTGTGGGCGGTGCCCAACGGCGGATAAAGTCGGCAATGGTGCGGCAACCGTATTTGCGGCGGTAGTTCTGCAACAACTTAAGACCGGCACGGTAGCCGTGGGCCATCGTCCTGAACTGGCAGAACGAACGGTCCTGCGAAGGCCGGATTTCCCCCTGCCACACGGTGGTGGCAGAGAGACGGATATTCAGCGGGTTATTGTTGCGTAGTCCTCTGCTCATCACTATGCCTCCAGTTCTTCACCCGCATCCTCCGGAAGCGGACCAGCCTTCTCCTCTTCAGCCTTTGCGGCAGCCGCGGCAGCTTCACGACGAATCTGCGCCCAGTGCTTGTCCGCTGTCACCTCCGCGTCGGAAGTCTGTGCCGTCTTGCCATCATAACTGTAGATGGCACCGATAGCCTCCTGCTTCTTCGGCATCGTGATTTCGTAGTGGCGGAAGTTTACAAGACTCTCCTGGGTCTGCGGATTGGTACGCGCCTCGTTATAGTACATCTTCGTGGAACCCTGGGCACGGAACATGCGGGGCACGTAGAAGGCAACGGACGCCTGCATGTCCGTCTCGGCGGGAGAAGTCCCGAAAGGAACCTTCACCCCGGCATTGGTGAAGTACGGGCAATTTACAAATTCATAAATCTCGAAACCGTACATGTTCGTCACCTTGCCGGTGGTGTAGTTGTAGTACTGCTCACGGAACTTCTGGTCTTCTTCCAGCAAGTCGTTGATATGGTCGGGACAAAGCACCAGACGACGTCCGTCGGTAGGAACCTCCGCCTTGTCGAAAGCTCGTTTCAGGGCGATGACATCCTTGCGTGTCATCTTCTTGCGGCCCGTAGCGTCAGCCTCACCCGAAGTGGGGACTACTGGGGTGGTTTTCGTATTGCTGTAAGGGGACAGCGCATGGATGGCCTTCTTGTACTTGGCCGTGTCAATGGCATTGCTGTGGCGCTGCACATCGGTGGAGAACTTGTCATAGGAAATGGCATACAACTGGTCGTCCGTCACGCGGGTCGCCTTCGTCTGGTATTTGTCCAGGCCGATGGGAATATCACCTTCCGTAAGATTCTGGACCGGAATCGGATAGGTGGTATTGTTTATCAGCACATCCGGATCACCTCCCACATCCACCAGATGGATGACCTCATTCTCGGCCTTGGCCGAATAGTCGGGAATCCCGTTCAGAAAACTCGCCGCCAGCCCCGCATTCAGGCGTTTTACCAGCTCACCGGTCCACACCTCAGTATATACGCCCTCAAAGGCTGCGCCCAGGGGCATGAAGTTTCCAAGCACAGCCGGAACAACCGCCCCGGTCGCTGCGCCATAAGCGGGATCCATTCCCACCACATTCGCCAGGACGACGCCCATCAGGACGTTGAACAGCGTTCCGCAAATAAATTTCATCATGTCGTTTTACGATTTTACAAGTTACTATTACTGTTTCTCCTCTCTCAGAACTTAGGGCAGTCTATGCCGTATTCCGCCTTGTACAGCTCACGGTATCTGGCCGGGTCGTTCTCGCGCATCAGCTTCAGCTGCGATTCCGGCACCTCGCTCAGTTTGCCCCACTGTCCCGATGCCATGCCGGCACTCGACGCACCGCCTCCACCGGTGTTAAGCAACTGCATCGGCTTGGTGGCGGTAGCCATGCTGTCCAGTGTCAGTTTCAAGGAGTCCGCTCCCATTGTCTTGCCCAGACCGATGAAGTGTTCCCTCTTGTCCGCATTGAACTTTCCTGCCTTGATGGCTTCATCCACCATCTGCGTCACACTTGCCAGCCTGATCTCGTCCAGCTGCTTGCGCAGTTCCATGTTTGCGGTCTGATGTCCTTGCAGGATACCTATCCTGGCAAGGATCTCCGTTTCTGTCGCCGTCTCCGGCAGGCCCAGCTTCAGGGCGATAGCTTTAAAATCTGCATTCATAGTCTCTTTTGTTTTTGAGTTATTGCTTGGCGGGGTTTGTCCGCCGTCTGTTTTCAGAAGGGGCAGTGCGGTGCAGTCTTCGCCGGTGGCAAGTTTCAACTCATCGCCCCGGTAAGAGAGCATGACTATATTGTCGTCATTACCGCCCATATCCACCATACTGACCTCCATCAGCCTGCACCTCGTGATGGTCGGACGTGTCTGTCCGGGTTTCAGCAGTACGGGGTCGTCACTCGACTCCACGATTTCAAAATAAGGGCTGCACATCTTCAGAGTACCTTTGTCCCATTGCTGCTTTGCCAGTTTCGACTCGTCACGGACTTCATCAAAGTAGGGTTCACCGGTGATTTCGGCACCTTCCACTTTCAAATCCCTAATATTTCCGATAATGATACCCCTCCAGTGCATCCACAGCATGACGGGATTTCTCCGGAACTGCTCCAAATCCACCCCGTCAGTCTTTACCCAGGTGCCGAAGCAGTTCAATGTCTCGTTTGATATCCTGATTCTTTTAGCCATGATTTCCGTCTCATTTTGTCGCAAACTTACAGCTACACCCATAACCGCACAAAAAAGTGTGTAACGGTTGCCCTCAAGTGTGCAACCGTTTTGTAACTGTGTGCAAGCATTGCGCCGTTTTTTCGTGCCCCGCACCACACTTCGCAACTTTGCCACTGTAAACAAGAAATTTCAAGGTATATGGCAAACAGTAAGGACAAGCAGAAATCGGTGGCGAAGCACCTCTACATGAAAGGGACCCCCACCGCACAGATTGTGGAACTCACCGGAGTGAGCCGCCAGTCCGTCAGCCGGTGGCTGAACACTGAAGGCTGGAAAGAGGAACGCGCCGCACGCGAAATGAGCAAGGAATCCATCACCTCCAAAACCCTTTCCAAACTGGGGGACGCCATCGACAAGGCAGACGGTGACGAAAGAAGCATCGGGCGCATGGCTGACTCGCTGCTGAAATCCGTCAAAGCTATCAAGGAAATTAACTTGAGCACCACCATTGTGAACAAGGTGGATACACTCATAGAGTTTGAGAACTGGATGGTGACGCACCGGGACGAATATCCCGAGATAGACGACAAAATGCTTGTACTCATCAACCGTATGCACAGCGAATTCATGGGAATCAAATTCAAACAGAAATGACAGCGGAAGAAAAAAAAGAAGCACTGCTGCGGTGGAATGAGCACTGCCAGCGCCTGTTGCGCCTCACCTCAAAACGCAAACCGGAGACTGAAGCCGAACGGAAAAAGAACATCGCCCGTGCCTTGAAAGATTACGACTACTTCTGCCGGCGGTACCTGAGCCACTACTGCCAATGCCCCAATGCAAGATTCCACAACGAGGCCGCCCGTTACATCGAGAAGCACCGGGAAATGCGGGCCGTTTTCAAATGGCCGCGCGGACATGCCAAGTCCGTACACCTGGACGTGGGAATCCCCCTATGGCTGAAGTTCAAGGGGGAGCTGCACGTCATGGTATTGGTGGGGAAAAGCGAGGACAATGCCGATGCCCTGTTGAGCGACCTGCAGGCGGAACTCCAGTTCAACCAGTACATTGTCGAAGACTTCGGCGAGCAATACAACTCCGGATGCTGGCAGGAGGGCGAATTCGTTACCAAGGACCAGTGCGCCTTCTTCAGCCGCGGACGCGGGCAGTCACCACGAGGACTGCGTTTTCGCGACAAGCGTCCGGACTATATCGTGGTGGATGACCTTGACGATGACGAGATGTGCCGTAGCGAGGCGCGTGTGCGAGAGATGACAAAATGGGTGAAGGAAGCCCTTTTCGGTTGTTTTGGCGGTAAGGAAGGACGCTTCATCATGGTGGGCAACCTCATCGGCAAGAACAGCGTGCTGCAAAAGATGACAGACAGCGACACCGTATATACCAGTACCGTCTATGCAATCGGCAAGGACGGGACTCCCGCCTGGCCGGAATGTTACACCATCGAACTGCTGCGCAGTCGTGAACGGTTCATGGGCTACCGAAGCTTCCAGAAGGAATACATGCACAATCCCATCACCGAAGGTGCGGTCTTCCAGGAACGCTGGATCCGGTGGAAGCGGATGCTCAAACTCCGCTACTATGAAAGCCTGGTGCTCTACATCGACCCCAGTTTCAAGGACAGCAGCAAGAACGACTACAAGGCCGCCAAGTTGTGGGGACGTCCACGCGCCGGATTGAAAACCGCCAGTCCCACAGAACTGCATTGCCTGCGTGCTTTTGTGCGTCAGTGCAGCGTGGGCGAAATGGTGCGATGGGTTTATGACCTTTGGGAGTCACTGTCCGAGGACGCCGCCGTCACCATCTACATGGAAGCCAACTTCATGCAGGATACCATATTGGACGAGTTCGAGCGTGAGGGCAGGCAGCGCGGCTACCAGGTGCCCGTCACCGCCGACAAGCGGAAGAAGCCGGACAAGTTCGCCCGCATCGAAGCCGTCAGCCCGCTGTGGGAACGCGGTCTGGTCTTTTACAACGAGAAACTGAAAAATGACAACGACATGAAGACCGGTATCGAACAGACCCTCGCCTTCGAGAAAGGAAGCCGCGCCCATGATGACGGCCCCGACGCTGATGAGGGTGCCATCTACAAACTGCAGAAGCAGGTGCGTGAGGAAAATTTCACACCGCGCATGGGAGTACGCCAGCCGCCCTCCCAAAGCTGGTGAAAATTAAGAGTTCATGCATCACTAAACATTAACCGCTAAACATTATCCCCATGTTCATTACGGAAGACGATTACATACAGATTGGAACGGAGGCATTGAGAATCATGCAACAGAGTTCACCCGACAACCGCCTGGCAGCGGAACAGCGTGCCTTGTCACGCATTGCATCGGCCCTGCGCGGGCGTTACGACATACAGAAGGCATTCGCCTGCGAAGGAGAACGGCGGGATGCCGAACTGGTGGGATGTGCGGTCGATATCGCCCTCTACCACATGTCAGCGTCGCTGCCCCAGAAGATGGGCTCCGAGGTGCGCGAGAAACGCTATAAGGATGCCATCGAATACTTGAAGGAGATACAGGCGGGACGTGTAATCCCCGACATTCCCACCGTCATGGGGCCGGACGGAGAAGAGGATTTCCATAACCCCATCCGCTACGGATCAGCCGCCAGGAACGAGTATATCTGGTAAGAAATATGGTTTTTCAATTATTCATTTTCAATTAACAAACTATGTCCAATCGCAATTACAAGAAACAGAACCCGGTAAGGATTGGCAGAGTAAACCTCGGCAATCCCGCCGAGGTGAAGCGGGTGACCAGACTGTCCGTCGACCTGCAACTGCAGACCGAGGCGCTTACCAAGAAAGACATGCGCGCCTGGCGCAACGCCTGGCAGTATGCAAAGAATGTGGAATATCCCAACCGTGTGCCGTTGTATGACGTGTATGGCGACGTGGAGGTGGACATGCACCTCACCGGATGCGTGGGACAGCGCAAAGGGTATGTGCTGAACAAGAGTTTCCGCATCGTGGATCGAAAGGGGGTGGAGAACCCGGAACTGACGGCCATATTCGAGGCGCCCTGGTTCAAGACCTTCATGGACCTGGCACTGGACGCGCACTACTGGGGGCACTCGCTCATCCAGTTGGGAGATGTCATCTCCGTGGACGGGACACCCGCCTTCAGCGAGGTGCAGCTGGTACCGCGCCGCCACGTCATCCCCGAATACGGGGTCATCGTGGTACGTCAGCAGGAGGCATGGCAGAACGGCTATGACTACCGGCACAGCGAAATGGCGGACTGGACGGTGGAGGTGGGCGGCACGCACGACCTGGGGATGTACCTCAAATGTGCCCAGCATACCATTCCCAAGAAAAACGTATGCTCCTTCTGGGACATGTTTTCCGAAATATTCGGTATCCCCTTCCGGGTGGGAAAGACCACCAGCCGGGACTCCAAGGAGCTGGGACGTATCGAGAAGATGCTGGGCACGATGGGTGCAGCAGGCTGGGCGCTCTTTCCCGAAGGCACCGAGATAGAAATCAAGGAGTCCACCCGCGGGGATGCCTACAACGTCTTTGACAAACGCATAGACCGCGCCAACTCCGAACTGTCAAAGGGAGTGCTCACCGAAACCATGACTACGGAGAACGGCAGCAGCCTTTCGCAGAGCGAGGTGCATCTGGAGGTGCTGAAGAACCTTGTCAGCAAGGATGCCGACAACCTGCGGGACGTCATCAACTTCCAGCTTATCCCCAAAATGATAAAGCACGGTTTCCCCTTAAAGGGATACCGTTTCGACTGGTACGAGGGCATAGACTTCACACCCGAGCAGCAGATTGCCTATGAACGCCTGCTGCTGGAGAACTACGAGGTGGACCTGAAATATTTCATCAACAAGTACAATGTGCCCATTATCGGGAAAAAAGCGCCCGCACCGGTGGCTGTCCCGGCAGGCAAGGAAAATGGCAAGGGGGATGGGGAACAGAAGCTCTGTTTTTTCGACTGAGCCCTTCTGACTACGAAGGGCTGCACAGACGAGCCTTGCTGGCATATTACGGAAATGCACTGCCGCTGGCTGACAGTGGGGAAGATGAAGAAGAGGAAATAGATACTGCTGCCGTGGAGGCGTCTTTTGTCCTGCTGATGCGCTGGCTCCACCGGCAGCCGGAATTCACACCAGAGATGCTGGCGGACAAGGAGGTGCAGAAGTTCATACGCGACCATACCGATACGCTGGACCGTGCCGTGGATTATTCAGTCCGTCAACGCCCCATGGACGACATCAGCATACGGCGGCTCAAGGAAAGCAATTACGTCTTTTCCGGCTTCAAGACCTTCCATGAGCTGAACGAGGCGTTCCCCTCGCTGCTCGATGCGGACGGGAACCGGAAGCCCTTTGAACACTTTTTGAATGACGTTCAAAAGGTGAACGAGACCTATAACCGCTGGTACCTGAAAGCGGAATACAACTTCGCCATGGCATCTGCCGCCATGGCTGCCAGGTGGAAGCAGTGGTGGGACGATGAGGACCGGGACCGCTACCTGCTGCAATACCGCACTGTGGGCGACAAACGGGTACGCGAGGCACACCGGGCACTGCATAATGTCACGCTGCCCATTACCTCACGGTTCTGGGATGAATACTTTCCCCCCAACGGGTGGAACTGCCGCTGTACGGTGGCAAGGGTACTCCGTAGCGATTATCCGGAAAGTGACGAACACCGGGCAATACTGGATGGCAGCCAGGCCACAGCAGGCAGGCATCAAGAGATGATGCGCTTCAATCCCGGCAGACAGATGGCATGCTTCCCGTTCTACAATCCCTATACCATCAGCCGGTGCAAGGACTGCCCTGACAGACCGGGTACGATGGGACTGGTCAAAGTGCCCGACAATGAATTGTGTGCGGCCTGCAAGATGATAAGGGAAATGACCAGACGGAAAGAAACATTGAAGATACGCAGAAAGGAGATACAGAAAGAAGCGTCCGGCCTGAAAAAAGAGGTGTTCAGAAACCCCGGATTCGGCAAGGAAATACATGTCACGGGAAAAAGTATAAAGGAATGGCTTAATCAACCTCATAGGCGGTATGCAGAGAAAAATGAGCTCCTGCTACAAATCAGAGAAGTTTTGCAGAAAGCCGGCTATTTGGGATATGGCATCGACAAGCACGATGCCGGAACCGTAGCCCATTTGTTTGAAACTGTAGTCGGGAAAGAAAAATCGTGGATTATTGTCAGAGAGTATGCCAATGGGGAAGTAAATCTTCACAGCATCTCGGATAGTGACAACATACTGAAGATACTGGAATAAAAAAGAAGCATCCTTATAAGTAGCCCCGTAGAACTGCAATCCACGACTTGCTTATAAAACTGCTTCTTTCAAATGCAAAGATACGTTTAATTCTTTAATAAACAAGCATTATGCCCCAAAATTCAGACACAGCCAAGGAACTGGAACGGAAGGTGGAGCGCTTCATCAGCCTTACGCTGAAGGACATCGGAACGAAAATAAGCGGGGAGTTTGACCGCAACTTCGAACGCGAAGCCTTCTTCAACGAGCATTGGGCACGAAGGAAATGCAATGACGACGAAAGCCGGGGGCTGTTGACGCGTACAGGGGCCTTACGCAGGAGTATCAAGACGGAGACTACGGGACATAGCGTGGTTTTCAGCAGTGACCTGCCATACGCTGCCATTCACAATGAAGGTGGAGCAATAACCGTCACCAGAAAGATGAAAAGATACTTCTGGTACTTGTACCGGCAACTGACAGATAATTATAGGCGCAACCCCACGGAAGAGGCACTTTTCTGTAAACGTATGGCGTTGAAACGGGCAGGCAGCAGGATAGTCATGCCCTGCCGCCGGTTCATCGGCATGCATCCGGAGGTGGAGCGCATCATCCGGGAAATAGTGGAAAACAATAGCAAAAGAATATTTTAGATATGAGAAGGTTCCTTTACCTCAGCCTCATAGAACGGCTGAAACAACTTACAGACCGGGACGGGAAGCCCGTCATCAGAACATTCGACCTATGGAACGAGCAGATTTCATTCCTGGAGCAGGAAGAGCCTTTCGATGCCCCTGCCGTATTCATTGAATTCCGGCCCGTGAAATGGACGGGCGGCGGCACGCAGACAGCGGACGTGACCCTACGCCTGCATATCGTCACACCCTGGAAAGGGAGTTCCCGCGAAGGCGGCGGCTTCCAGCAGCAGGCGCTGGAGCGTTTCGACTTGCTGGACCGCATGGACCGGCATCTTTTCAACCTCTCCGGAGACGACGGCAACATTTCCTTCAGTCTGTTCCGACGTACCGGAAGCAGCACGAACCACAATCATGAGGAACTTGTGGAGGATGTCACCGACTTCACATGTAAAGTGATAGACAGGGGATAAGGACGGGTCAGAAAAGCGACAGTTGCGCCCGCATCTCTTTCTGGCGTTGGATGATGCGCGGGTCGGCGCTGGCATTGATGATGTTGTAGAAGGTCTTTTCACAGATATGGTACTTCGGCCAGATATAACGGCGCAGAATCTCGCGGTTGGAGAGGCCGCTGCGGGAATGTTCATCGTAAATGCGTACAATGTCCTCTACTCTGAACGCGTAGCTGCATCCTACAATCCTGTTCCGACTCTTTTTCATACCTCTGAAATTATAATACCCTGAATTACCTGAAAACCTGATACAAAGATACGAATAACGGCATATATACACAACAAAGGCCGCCATATTAATCATACGGCGGCCTTTCGAGGATTCATTGGCGTGTCTTCAACCTCATGGACAGCATGGTCTTATCCCACAATATCAGAAAAGCATCCCAATAATCCTGAAAGCTGAAATAGTACCAGCTCATTTGCAGATACCATATCGGCAGATAGGCTATGAATATGGCGAACCACAAGGGGATGAGCAGCCAACGAAGCACCAGTCTTGTTCTGTTCATTATACGTCAGTTTTAAAACCGATACCGATAGCCTGCAATCTTTTTAAGGCTTGTTTCTCATAATCCTTTTTAAGTTTCTCACTGATCTTATTTTCCCAGCAATCCACACAAAAAGGTCCATCGGGAACATTATAGCAACCACCTTTTATCGGCTTCCCACATTTCTTGCATTGTAACTCATTATCCATTGGGTTCATATCTATTTTGTTTTGAGCCTAATTAGGCTACATCGTTAATACTAATTTCTCCTTTCAAAACTCGTTCTACCTGTCTGTCCATGATTTCTTGAAACTCTATCTGACAGATAAGAGAACAATCCGGTATAATCTCTTCCACTGGGTCACCTCGCCATGTTGGTAGTTCGTCCAAGAAGATACGCCCGTCTTTGTCTTTTAGGCATGTTGCGCCTACATCACGTTCAATCTGCGCCATTTGAGCAAACACTTCTGGGAAGTCCTTCCGGATTTTGTTCCAGTAACCCATGCCGCCTTTCACGCAACCGATGCAGTTATTGTTATTGTAACCCATCGAATACATTACAGGCTGTTTAATGCCAGCTTTCCAAAGCATACCCATTGTATCCGGCTTTGTTATCTGCCGCTCAATAAGCGGAAACAACGGTTTCGTATCTGGATATTGTTGCTTTAGCCGGATAGCCCGGTTAATCTCCTTCGGGTCAAAATCAAATCCCCATACTTGACCGTCCCATGAGCCAACTACCTTTTCCAACTTATAGCGGACTTTCTTTTTTAGCTCCAGCGTACAAGCAGCCCCATGCGCTCCATTGATAAACCCTTTCCGTAGGACATCAGCTACGCAAGTGTATTTGTCGCTTCGGATAGTGTAGATAGGCTTCTCGTACCACTTCTCGCAATCTGCGAGGAATCGGGTATTGTCAGGATGCCCAGAGCCAGTATCTATGTAGTAAACTTGCACATCATCGTACAAACTCAATGCTATCTTACAAGCGACTGCGGATGTTACACCGCAAGAGAACCAAGCTATTATCATAATTATTACTATATTTGCGACATAAACCCATTAATATTTTAATTTATGAGCGACATTAATATTTTACTTAGAAATAGAGAATCTATAAAATTGCAAATTCAAGCGTTAGAGTCTAAAAAGAACTCGGAAAATGAACTTACAGGTTACGAACAAGCTATGCTTGAAGATATGTATTACCAATTATTAGTAATAGAGAAGCAATTGGCTAATTACCGATAATAATGTTTTCACTATATAATTCATTTCTTGCTCGTATTGAATTAAAGTGTTTCTTAAAAATAATAATGAGACGTACACAGAGGAGGAAACTTAATGGCTGCTGCACAACCATTAATCTCTTGCCAGAAATGCTCCTCCTCTATTTTTACCCATGAGGACCATAACAAACCATCAATATCCCTGCGTACATAGAAAGGCGGTCCGTAAGGGTCACATACAGCCAATATCTGCACATGGCTGTTTTCATTGTAGGACACAACTTTCATCTTGGATGAATCGAACAAATCCCCCTCTATTTTCTTTCCCGGACTGATGTTGAACGTGTAACTAAAGTCCTTATACACATCCAGGGTCTTCCACGGGTATTCCGGGAAATCTATTATTCTCAGGTCCATTCTCACTCCTCTGTTTTCAGTTCAATCTTTTCTGCCCGTCCCCACCAGGAGCGCTTGTTGTGCTCTTTAATCAAGTTTTCCAGCAGGTAGCGCTTATATCCTTCATCAGAAGCTTTTCTACGTTCCGTAAGGACCTCTTCTTGTAGGGACTTTACTTCTTCGGCAAGCTTCTTGACATAATTATCTTTCAAGGGATATATAGCTCTTTCTGCTTTAAAAACACCGTAACACCCTCGTTCCTCATTAAATTCGGCAAGTGTATTCCCGTCACCCAACGCTACGACAAGCTTGGTAAGGCTTTCCGCGCTTATTTCATAGCGCTCTTTTATACTGAAGGAATCAGGCAGTTTCCCGTTCTTGATTTCTATCCCGTCCACGTTGAATATAAGGTCCTTGCCGTCAAAGACCACCTCTTTCTTTTTCTGTTCCATGATATTATTATTTGAGTTATTTTCCTATTCATTTTTGAATTGCCTTTAGTCAACCTGATATAGCCTGCATCCCGTCTTCTCCTTCGCCCTGAGCAAAAAGCTGGCGGCCTCGTCACTGTCAACCACCAGTTTGATGGCGGTAAGCCCTTCCGTTTTGGGCTTCTGCAGAAGCAGGGAACACGGCTGGTCATAATAGTTCCAGTAGAAGATGAAATCCGCCACATGGAAGTTATCTATCTGTACGATGTATTTCACGGGAATACGCATAGGACTTCAGTGATTAAATGTCGTTTGAATTCCCTTTGAGGCAGGGTTTCACTTCCCCGTCCGGTACCCAGTCCACCGTAACGATGCCCTTCACCTTGCCGGTACCGCCACACTTGGGGCACGGGACCAGCTCCGTGTCCTTTACCGTGATATCCCCCTGGAAATAGCCGTTGCCCTGACAATAGCCGCAGGAATACCCCGGGAATTCTCCGACGGTCTCCCGTCCCGTTCCGAAGTGGGGTGCCGTTACCAGCACCCCGTTCTGTTTCTTGCTCATGGTCTGTTCTGTATTAAGTTCTTTTTCTCCTTTCATAATTCCAGCCGTTCAGTCTGTACACCTCGCGCCGTGCCTCTTCCCTGGTCGGATATTCATTCACCTTGGTGCCAAGAGTGGATATCCTCGGAGGGAAGCTGTCACCCTGACGGTAGGTGATGTCAAGGTACACAGCCCAGCACCGCCCGCGGGGACGGTACCGGTAACGGCGGTGTATCTCCCTCATCTCACTGCTCAACCGCATCGCTCTCCTTTTTAGGCTCCACATAGAAGGTCTCCTCCTGCACCACCTGCACACCGATCTTCGGGAAATAGGATACCACGTCAGGATTCTCACGGTCAGCCAGCAGTCTGTCCTTGGCAAGCTCCTCACTGGTGCGGATATACTGCGGCAAAAGCTCCTTGCATAAATTCGTCACTGCCGCCCAGGTGAACCCCTTCAGGTTCTTCAGCTTCGGTGTGCCGGTACGGAAACCGAACACGCCATGGGCGCTCTCCAGGCTTTTCTTCCTGGAGAACAGTTCTTCCTTGTTTTCTACGGCGTATGCCTGCATGATGTCGAAGTTCTTTTCCTTCGTGGCTGACAGTTCTGCCAGCTGGTCCGCATACTTCTCGCGGATACGGGTCATCTCAAGGTCCATCTTCGAGGTGAGGTTCTGTACTTTGGCATCGGCCGCCGCAAAATCTGCGAAGGCCTGCTCTGCCTGCTCGCGGCTGATGCCGCTGACTACTGTTTTCTTTGTTCTTGCCATAATTCTTGCTCTTTTGATAGGGTTAATAATTTAATAGTTGATTTTATTTTTCTGCTGCTTGCCGGCATTGCGGTGATAGGCCCTGTACTCTTCTGTTTTCGTAGGGTCCTCCAATTGCCGGAGTTCCCGGTCGATGTTGTCGTAACGCACCAGCTCCGCCCGGTATTCGTCCAGCAGGCGGTCGTACTCGATAGGTCTCAAGGCGGTAATACCCGCCATCAACCGGTCCTGCAGGTCACAGATACGGTCTGCACAGACTTCGAGACGGGACGCCAGCCGTTCACGGCGTTTGTTTCTGTCTACGATATGGACCATTGGGATATATTGATTATTATTATCTACCATCTCATCTCCTCCCCTTCTTTATTGTGATAAAATTCTGCACAACCGGAGCGGCGGCAAGCTCACTCCTGCTATAATAGACCAGTCCGGCTTTGCGGTATCCGGTAATGTAACCCTTACGCTGCCAGGCATTCAGCGTCTCACGGCTACATCCTATAAGTTCTGTAGCATCTTTCTGGCCGATATAGTCCGCACGGTTCGTATCCGGCAATTTTTGGTATTCGGCACGTTGGCGGCGTTCTTTCAACAAATCCTCCACAAAGCCTTCCAACAGCGCGACCTTACGCTTCAGAGCCTCAAACTCCCGTACACTGACTGACTGGCGCTCTTTGGGCTCAGGTCTGTCAACCGTCACCGGATATCTGTCCGCATCGGGTATCAGCTCTTCCAGCGATAATCGCCCTGCGGCAAAACGGGCGGCGTCACGGCAGGCATAAAACACGGTCTCGTCCTTGTCTTCCTCCGGAACAGAAGCCACGTAGGTGGCAAACACCTGACTCTCATTATGCCCGTTTTCCAGCACCTCGGCTTGGAGCAGACTGATTTTATCCCCTTTCATGCGGAGAATGGCAATTCCTTTCTTTATTTCCTGTTTCTTTCTCATTGTATCAATCCTTTTTAAATTTCCTTTCCTCACGGCGCATCCATGCCTCCAGCTGTTTCTTGGTGGCCTGGAGCTCCCAAAGCCTCATGCTTGTAACGTCCTTGCGCGCCTTGCTGTACTTACGTGCCCAGATGTTCAGCTTCGCCACATTCATGCGGTATTCCTCCTCGTTGTCGCTGGTGAACCCCTGGTTCAGCTGGGGAATCAGGAACGAAAGACGGTAGATGTCCCGGAATACATTCCTGGCTTCTGCCATCTGCATGGCCCGTGCCTTGTCGTCCGTCGGGTTCAACCGCTCCAGCAGCTGCCGCGCCTCCTGCATTGTCAGCTCCCGACTGCTTTCCGTACGGCCGGAAGTGAACTCGTAGATGCAGCCGTGACGGGCCTCGTCATCCATGCCGATACGGTGGAAGGTGACGTGCAGGGCTTTAAGCTGCTGGGCGCTGATAGGTTTGTTGGCAGTCGTTCTCATGGCTCATTACATATTACATTCTCCCCAATATCTTGCCGCCTCTTCCGGCCAGATGTCATAGTAGCCTTTCGGACCGATGAAGCGCCCCTTGCTGAAAGCCCGGTAGCCCTCGACATAGATTTTCAATGACGCGTCAAACATCACGCTCTTGCCACTGCGTCCGGTAGGCAGCCTGCCACTGGCATGGCTGATAAAAATCACCAGCTTGTTACGGTGGCGTTCCTTGAATTCAATATACTGCCGATAGGTCATCTGTGTGTATTGGAAGCTGTCTATCACCACAAAATCAGGTGATTTTTGACGTTTCAGACGCAGGCTGAGCTGCTCGATGCTTTCATTGTCGATAAGCAGAAAGCGACGGTTGACCTCCATCATGCCAAAGCGGCGGAGTGTGTCCTGCATGGTGAGGCAGGCACCTTCTTCCATACTGTTATAGGCCACACGACCGAAACGGCAGAGATACTTGCAGAGCTGCATCACAAATGAAGTCTTTCCGTTACCGGAGTTCCCCCACACAAACCAGACACCCCGACGCTCGGGTGTGCCGAAAGCGTCATGCCACACCCCCTCAAAGTCCAGTGTGTCAAACTTCATGGAAAGCATCTCACGTACCCCCTTGGCATTACGTTCAAAAGTCTCACTCATTACTCTGCCCCTCCTTTCTGCTGCTCGGCACGGCGCTTCTGCGCATGTATCACCCGCTTCACGCGACGCAGGTCATTGTCACTGGTTTCAGCATCTTTCAGCACACGTCTTATCTCGACTTCACCGGTCAGCCCGTTGGCCTGACAGATGGCATACACGTCATTGCGGCTGGTGGCGTTCAGGTCGAAGAACTTGCGTCCGATGCGGCTGTTGATTTCCTTGTAGCCTTTCTTGTTGTATCTCAGCCCGTTGTCCACACGCCGCTTGATATAGTCGGTACTCATGAACACGATACCCGCGCGTCCTTCCAGGCGGTTGTAGATGCTGATGAAGTAATTCAATACACAGTCCGTCAGCTTGTCCCCCTCATCGAAGATGAGCAGCGGGTTCTGGAGAAAACCGATCATACCGAGTGCATAGTCCAGCATGTCACGCAGGTTGCTGGTGCTGTCGGTAGGCGCGCCCACCTGCTTGGCTATCTCGCGCACAAAATCGCTGCGTTTCATATCTTCCGAGCAAAGGATATAGAACACGTTGCGGTGTGTGCGACGGAACTCTATGGCGGCAGTGGTCTTGCCGCATCCGGCATCGCCCACCATCCAGGTGACATTCTTGTACATCTGGGCGTCGGCCAGCACGTAGGTGGCGAGACGGAAGTTCTCACTCTCGCAGATGGTCCAATGCTCGAAGCTGAAACCTATCTGCGCCGCTATGCGGCTGAACATGTCGTCGGAGATGCTTTCGTACTTGGTGTTCAGAATCTGGCTCACCACAGCCGCACTGACACCCTGCAGGCTCTCGCTGGCGCGGTTGCGGCTGGGAAAGTTCTCACAGTAGGCCATCAGTGCGTCGCGGATGGCATCCTTGTCTTGTTTGGTTAGTCCTTTCATTCTTGAATGGTATTTAATTGGTTATTGATTGCCGTTTAAAATCTGTCCAGTGCCAGCTCGTCCAACGTCATGTTGGAGAGTGCCTTGGTATATTCCCCCATAGTGGAGTAATCGGTTTCCGTGTCCGCTTCGGCCTCCTCCCGCTTCTGTTTTTCCGGCAGGGAAAGAGGAATATGGAGCTCGCCACGGTCATGCCTTTCACGGTATCCGTCCATCTTATTCTTGCTGAGGTTCTTAGGTTTGGGAGTGGAAAGACCGAAGAGCTCGGCTGCGATACGTTCGTCAAGGTCGAAACGCTCGCCTTCCAGCTGGATGGCGGCCATGGTCTCCTTGTTCCGGTCGATGGTTTTCCGCATGAAGCTGCTCTCTTCCGGTGTGCGCTCCTGCGTGGCGCGGCTGACAGTGACCTTAGGAGTGGCGGTGGCGCTGTACTTGGCACCGGTGGCGGTATTCCGCCACAGCTCCACGCGGGTCATGTCCATAGGATCATACATCACGGTGAACTCGCGTCCGGTATTGCGAAGCGCCCATGCCTCGTCACGCAGGCCGTCGGCGGCATATACGTCATAGTGGTATTTCCGTTTGTCTATTTCAAACTGAAGTCCGTAGTTGGTATAGGTCACGGCTTTGGGATGGCACAGCCAGAACATACGCATCATGTCAACCTCCGTAACGGGTTGGGCCTCGGGGTTCCCACTCATGCGGTACATCTCCATGTGTGGAATACCGGTGGCGAAGTGCTTTTCCTTATTGTTCCATCTGTCACGGCATTCCTTGTAGATTGTTTTCAGCTCTTCAAACGTGGGGAGTGCGTAGGCGTTCTCTTCTATGAATTCCAGGTTGGGCTTGCTGTTCAGTTTCTTGGCGTTCACGTTCTGTCCCGTAAAATGCCAGATGGCGTGAAGGACTTGTGCCTGGAAACGGTAGAAGGCATTCTCTATGGTCTTGGACTGTCCGTTATAGGGCATCGTGGGACGGTGGAGTACCGTAAGGCGTTGGAAGAATCCCGCGGCGTCGCCTTTCTTGTGTCCTCCCTGGTTGTCGGTCACTATCTCGTAGGGACGGCTGCCGGAAACTTCCACGGCCATGCGGTAGGCACGATACTGGCAGTCGAAATTCTCGTTCGGGGCGATGTCATATCCAAGCAGGGTCTCGCTATAGGCATCCATCACTTCATATACGCCGGTGGTGCACATCTTGCCCTGTTCATTCCTGTAGTAGAGGTTCAACTTAGTACCGTCGCCATACCACAAGGCATCGCGCATCTGCGGGAGGCTGGTCTTCATCAGACTGGTGTACTTGGCTTTCCATTTCTGCATGCCATGTACCGCCGCATACCACATAGGCATCACGGCAGGGTCGTTGAGATAGTTCTTCACGGTGGTGGGCGACTTGATGATGTTCAGGCCGCGCTCCACCGCCTGGCGGTTGTATTCGTCGAAAATCTGCGCCTCCGTATAGCGGGGAACGATGCTGCGGCGGAGCTTCAGCAACAGCCGCGCCACTTCGGGAACCACCACGCGTGCCGCCTGGTTACCCGTGTTCTTGTTGACAAGGGCGGCGTAGCCGATCTTTTTATAAGCGTTGAATTTTTCGCGGAGACGGGTCTTGGGCAGTGTGTGTCCATAGTGTTCACGAAGCTTCTCACATGTACCTTGCACCGTTTCCCACACGATGGACTTGCGGCTGTAACCGCACTTGCTATGCAAGGCTCCGGTCTCTTTCTCCACACGGACCAGCTCGTTCATCACCTCGGCATTCAGCACATATTCGGCCTGGCGTTCCAGAGAAATGGCGGGTTGGTAGGTTCTATAGAATTCCACAGCCCTGCTGTCACTGCGGATAATATTACTCATTAATTGTTCTTTCATTTCTTCCAAAGCATTGGGATAAAGTCTGTCGTATGCCTCGCGAATAAGGGCGGGAAGACTGGTGTAGTCTATGAGAGCGTAGGAACCGGCCCCCTTACCGGGACGGACAACCCGGATCTTGCCCTCACGTACTTTCTTATCATAATTAGGTTTACTCAATATCCTTCCTTGCGAGACCAGCTCAGGAAAAGTGACACACCTTATTTTACCGTACATTTCCATAATCAGAAACTTTATACTTTTCAACATTGTGCAAGCCCCGGCATCGAACCGGGGAGCCGACCACTTCCGCATGGCAAGGAAAGTTCCGGACTTGCAGCCTGTTCCGGACTTTACAGTTTATGGCCGTTATAGTCATATTGCACAACCTTGCCCTCAACATCTATCGACCGCAGATGAAAGCCCTGCGGGGTTGCCTCACGGGCAAAGTCTTCAATGGTATCGTAATTCATCTCGGCAGGTACGTCAGCCTCTGAGCATCTTGACATGTTTCTGAGATCCAGAACAAACGGGTTATTGCTTACCCATGTCACCTTTACTTTCATGCCATTTCCTCCTTTCCGCTGTCCGGCATACAAAGCGATATCGCCACAATAGCCGATAATACGATGATTACAAACGCATTGCGGCTGTCCGCATCCGTTGCGTCAACATTGGTTCCCAGCCACATGCCATAGGTCATGCCCACAGCTACGGCAATCTTCTGAATTGTTCTCCAGGTTTTCATATAATTCAAGTTTAATATCTGTCAATCAATAGTTTTATCAATCGCCTTTAAGGCTTTATACTTGCGGTCTACCAGTCTACCTTCATCGTCAATAGTGAGTGTCCATGCGGGATGATACCCACGTAACCTTTTGTCCTCTGTTCTTTTGTCAGTACTATAGGCTAATACAAAAGAAAATCCCACAGCCGTACACCCGTCGGACAACGGTTCATCAAAATGTACACCCCAATAGGAATTCCTGCCACTACGGGTACCTACCGCCTTCGTCACTTGACGGACGGCAAACACGGGTACTCCACGCTCGTCGTAGCTATCCACAACGACAATCTCAGCACGCTCCGTGGCAAGAACCCTGCATTCTTCTTTCCAGTAAATCATAAAGATTTGTTTATAAGGTTTTTACTTTCTCGTACGGGTTATCTATCAATGTAACTTCATACATTTTACATCCGTGATTCAGTGCATAAGCACGAAGAGTTTTCGCAAATGGTGAGTTCGTCTCAAAATTCAATGCCGAACGCACAGTACGTGTAGTGGTAAAAAACTGTTTAGCGATGGCTTCTTGTTGTGAAGCGTCTGCTTTGATGAATCTTTCCTTTTCTGCCATTGTATTTCTATTTATAAAGTTAATTCTGTATATTTGGAGCGTTTTCCATTTGGATGACGATGCAAATATCGAAACTTCTTTCGATAGAAGCAAATAATTATCGAACTATTTCACGATTTATATATTAAAATCATGCAGAAAGACGAAACAATTCACGAGAGGATAACTCAATTAGTTAATAAGTACGGGAATGGGAAAAACACCGTATTTGCCTCTTTAATAGGAAGTAATGAAGCAAATGTCCGTGGCTACAGAACGTCAACGATGCCTAAATTTGATTTTTTAGAGAAAATCGCAAGAAATATCGATATAAATTTAGATTGGCTCTTGACCGGTCGCGGTTCTATGGAAAAACAGCCACCAAAATCTTCTTTTGCGTTATCTCAAATAAACAATGATTTTGTTTCAATCCCACTGGTAGACATCTCTGTTGCAGCAGGCTGCTGTGGCTACGATAATCCCGATTATTTGGAAGTAGTAGATACCATAAAAATGCCTTCATCCATGGTGCGTAATAGTGAGAAATACTTCTGCGTCCGCATCAAAGGAGAAAGTATGTCACCTACATTATTGGATAGCTCCTACGTTATCGTGAGATTACTCGACTGTTCTGAATGGCAGGACATGCCCGACCAACATATCTACGTCATTAGTGACACTGATGGGCGTTCATATATCAAACGCATCAAGAACCGATTTCGTCAACATGGGTTCCTTGTTTGCATGTCAGATAATGTAGATAAGATCAATTACCCCAATTTTAATTTGGAAGCTCAGGAGATAAACACCATACTTCATGCTGAATGGTATTTCAGTGCTAAAATGCCGAATCTGAATGAAACATATTATGATAAAGTTAATCAACTGGAAGATGATATGGATGTAATGAAAGGGCAGATGGTGCAGATACAGCAATTGTTGCGTGCTATCAATGTAAAGTAAGAATAGAAATAAGAAAATAGCCAATTTGATAAGTTTACTTGCTGGTATTATTGGCACTTGGAAGGCCTGCTCTTAGCTCCTTGACTTTTTCCAATATTTTAGCGTATAGCTCTCGATATCCTGCATCTTCGATGTCACTTATATATCCATCAATAGGTTCATATCCGTTTACTGCACAAAACAAGATTTCGAGTGCACGCTGATACCGTGGAAGTTCCTTGTGCGAATAGAGAACCTCGCGGATGATATTTCTTTTTATAATGGGAATATCTATTTTCATACTAAATAATGCTCCCGGCACAATCACCGGGAGCATTTCCATCAAACAACTAATTAATTACCTTAATCTCCGCGCGCTTTATCCCTCAGTCGGAGCCCTGAATGCCGGGAGCGTTCTTCACACCTTCAAAAACCATTGCGGCAGCAACAAGAGTCGAACTTGTGACAAAAGACCTGCATACGTGTTCACCACGTATGTACACCTTCGCTCTACCAGCTGAGCTATACTGCCAATTATTTGCGACGCGCGCACGTTTATTACGCTAAAATAGCACTTATTCCATAAATACCTATTATGAATCAACAGTTTATATGATTAGTACAATTATACTACCCGCTAAAAACACTATACTATCCCCCTATAAATATTTATTTAAACGCCTAAAAACATAACCTAAAAGGAAACATCATATAAAATACCTCCTTTTCTAATTGTTAAAAAAGTATGCCTAAACTACATTACACAAGCTTATTGCCTATGAAAAAAGTATGTCTTATCGGTATGCCTTATGGTATGCCTAAACTTATTTTTAACATTTCACTCTATAACTATTCATCAATACCATCTATTCATTTGAGCATATAAAAGAACTTATGAAGTCATATCCTCTAAACACCCTAAATAGTATATATTTTATTCGGAAATACTTCTATATATTTATTATTTAGAATATATTTGTAGAAAGAAACTTCTAAATAATGAATTTATGACTAAGATAATTCACGTACATCTCATTTTCGAGAAAAAGGACTATTATTTCGGCAGTATCAGTGCCATTTATACCGTCCTAAATGACGCTCAAATAGGTATTAAAAAGAGCTCGCTACTTCATGCCGGTCTCACTGATGGTGGCGTTAAGACAACCCGTAGAGCCATTATCAAGCAGTCTCACCTCATTCGTTGTACCCAAGAATGACCTAAGCACTCCACACGAAAAAAGGGCTGAATCGCGCCTCAAAAAGCGTCAATTCAGCCCTCATCTTATATCCATTGTAACATTTGACCGTTTAAAGTGTTTTCATACCTTATTCAAATGTAATATCTGTGTCGCACAATGTAACAATTCGATTTGTTTCAGCGCACACAACTCAAATAGCCTCAAACCTTCTATTCATCGGCATTTCAGCATCATTTAACTCCCACATGCTTTACATACAAAGTGATTTACCCCCCTTACATCAAAGCAGGGACATTGTTTCACCCACTCTTCCGGCTCTATCTCCCCGTTATGGTTCAGGTCGGGGCTCAGGTCGCGGTGACCGCACAGCCGGGAACCGGGATAATCCTTCAGCAACAGCAACACAAGCACACGCAGGGAGTGCCTTTGGAAAGGGGTGCGTGTATCGGCAGGGCGACCACACTCGTCAAGACCGCCTTCGTAACAGACCCCGATGCTCTTGTCGTTCCAACCGCGGGCATGGGCACCGGGCAGGGCCAAGGGACGGAGGGACTTGATGTCACCGTTCTTGCGGATATAAAAATGATAGCCTGCGCCGGAGAAGCCCCGGCGCAGGTGGTCTGTCGTCAAGTCGTGCTCCGTATAGCAGCGGTCGCAGCGGGTGGCGGAACAATGGACGACGATAAGATTGATGAATCTCAT